TTGGCTCCACAGGGTGGGTTCGAACCACCGACCAATTGATTAACAGTCAACTACTCTACCGACTGAGCTACTGCGGAATATTCTTTATACTAACTCATATTCTAAATCTACTGATTCAGAATAGTAACCGTTTGATTCTCCCAACCAACGAACATCAACATAACCTTTGCGTGTAGCAAATTTGTAGAATGTCCATGTGCGAGAATCAATGTATTCATCTTCTTTAGCTTCTGGTATTTCACCTGATACTTCTTCAGCAATCAAAAGTGGTTCACCTTCTAAATCCGACAAATCGCCTACAACACTTTCAATGTAAACCGATTCGCAACAATCTTGATAATGAAAGAATTTGAATTTTTCAGTTTCGTTTGCAAATATCATTTCACCACCATCAGCAGTTACTGATGTGAACACTTTACCAACCATATCATTTATATTCATTTTCAACTCCTTACAAAAAAACTTGGCGGTTCGTAGGGGTAACGATCCCCTTCTTTATGCGTGACAGGCATATGTGCGTCCATGAACACTTACGAACCAAATTGGTGGAGACAGATGGATTCGAACCACCGTGCTTTTTACAGAACAGATTTACAGTCTGCCGCCTTCAGCCACTCGGCCATATCTCCAAAACTTTTGGTAGGGGTACAGAGAATCGAACTCTGATTAATAGGTTAAAAGCCTACTACTTTAGCCGTTAAGTTATACCCCCAAACTTTACCATAGAAAAACACATTCAACATTACACCCTTGATTCGCTACTGCTACTAGGGGCGGGTTTTAATGTGTTTATCTATGGTACTCGGTACGGGAATCGAACCCGTCTTTCCAGCTTGAAAGGCTAGCGACCTAACCGATAGTCGAACCGAGCATAAACAATGCAAATTTTTAAAGAACTTATCGATTTCTCAACCGATGAATGAAGTATAACAGAACTGTAGGTTTTGTCAACATCTATTTTCACACTGTTGCAAAAATACAACAGTGACTGGAAGTGCGAGTGAGATTCGAACTCACGATTGTACTGGTTTGCAATCAGTTGCCTTTGACCACTCGGCCACCGCACTATAACTGGTACCCTTGCTCAGATTCGAACTGAGAGAACTCTTCCTTTTGAGAGAAGCGACTTTACCAATTTGTCAACAAGGGCATGGTAGACTGAAAGAGAATTGAACTCTTACTCGACCGATTATGAGTCGGTTGCTTTACCATTAAGCTATCAGTCTTCTTTTTCTAAATCTTGTTCGAGTCTTTGTTCTTGTATCGTTTTCTCTTTGAAAACTTTTCTAGGATTACTGCACATCACACATCTAGGATTACCACAATTCATAGCATGATGTTTTGCGAACTTGTGAGGCTCATCAACAACAATGCCGAACTCTTTAGCAATCTTAACTTGTTTCTTCACTGCATTGTCTGTTTCGAAAATGCGTTTAGAATGCTTGATTTTTTCTTCTTCATGCGACATACCAACTCCTTTAAGAAATGGCAGTGAGTGTGGGATTTGAACCCACGGCTCGTATTACTACGAACAACACCTTAGCAGGGTGCCGATTTAAACCGCTCATCCAACTCACTATAAACTTGGCGGAAGAACTGAGATTCGAACTCAGGGACCTTTTACAGTCGGCAGTTTTCAAGACTGCTGGTTTAAACCACTCACCCACTCTTCCAATATCATATAGGAACACACTTCGAATACTGTACGAAACAGAAACTATTCATCACGGTCGAAACCGCTGAAATGTATTCTTATATGGCAGGGGATACAAGAATCGAACTTGTGCTAACAGATTCAAAGTCTGCTGTGCTACCATTACACAAATCCCCAACAAAGCAATGCAAATTTTTAAAGAACTGTAGTGAGTTTAACAGAAGTCGATGCATCTGTCAAGCAATTTAAGTTGCTATTTCTACAACTACAAACAAAAATCCCCTAGTTTTTTAGGCTAGGGGATTTTGGTTTATTTTGTATTAGTTACAAAGTTAGCAAAATCCCCATCGTGTTCCATAATCCGCACTTGTATTAATTGAGCATGGGCGTGACTCAACCTGCCAGAGTGTGGCGCCGCTCAACTTAAAGAAATGGGATATATTTTGCATCATAGTATTATATATGTTTTTTTATTGCTTGTCAAGTCTTTTCTTCGGAATTATTTGGATTAATTTGTAAATTTTCTACAACATGATTCCAAACTTCTTCTGACTGCTCATCAGTAAGTGCATTGTTCAATTCTTCTACACTTGATCCATCACGAACATCTTCCCACAATTTATAGAATGAATCATCTAAACTTCTCTGAATGTCCTCTAGCGAACCTTCAAGATAAAACATTGCCTCTTGAACATCTTCAGTCGTTGAATGTTCAACACCATTGCTAATCACTCGAAATGTTGAATAGAAAGATTTAAGACGAATTACTGCTTGTTCTACTTCACTCAATTGATAATAATATTTCATAACGATTCCTTTTAATTTTGCGGGCTAACATAAACATTCACACTCATCATTGAACCGATTTGCGAAATGTAATTGGTACGAATTGTCAAATATCTTCCATGATATTCTAAAGTCGTATTGTATCCTTCAGGTGAAGATACTGTTTGATATGTTGTATGGCATTGTGTTTGAACTTGCGATTGTTGTGACATTGATTTGTCAATCTTACTACCAACTACAGCACCAGTCACAGCACCAATTGCTGTTGCTATACCTTTACCAACACCACCACCCACTTGATTGCCGATGATACCACCAGCAACACCACCAATCACTGTTCCTGTAGTGCCATCACTACTAGGTCCAACTACACTCACTTGTCTACATGATTGTGTGGGAACATTTTGTACTGCAAATATAGGTTCTACACTTACAACTCTAGCACCATCATGAAACTGCAATTGATTGTTAGGTGTCAGTGCATTTTGTGCAAAGACTACACTAGGTGCAATCAACAATGCAAGAACTGTCTTTCTCATACTTCTTCTCCGATAGAAAAATTGAAACCTTTAATAGAATCCCAGCGAAATGAACGCCACTCATCTTTCTCAACATCAAACACCGATTGTGATTCTTCACTCTTCTTGCGAGTAGATGTTCCTTTCGGAAACATATCGAAAGGAATCAAATCTTCTTTCAGTGTAGCCTTAATCACTCGCTCATCACCATCTTTTTTGGTGAATGTGATTGTCACAATACCTTCTTGCAATATGGCTCGAAGCCATGTCTTTTCTTTTTCACTTTTAAATTCAAATGCATCATTCATAAACATCTCCATTACGATTCAGACAAGTACATCTTAACACGATCCGCATAGTTTGTCAAGTAATCTTTTATCCAATTGGGCGAAGTATTGGTCTTTCTTAGAATGCAACCATAGATGCTCATGTCAGATAAATTTTTGGCATAGACAATTGGGTCACTGAAGACTGCCTCAAAGTTTTCATCAAGAATCGGCACATTGTCATCATTGGTCTTGAACAGGATTACATGGTACAAGTCACCAAAATCATTACCCTTAACCTTCAGTCCTCTAGTTTCGGCATTGTTGAATGTGAAATATTGAAATTGTGTAGAATCATCATCCTCAGGGTCAGGTACGAAGTAGAAACCATCGTAGTCAGTAGGTTTAGGATGTAATGCCATACAACTCCTTCTTGAAATGTTGTTTGTTTTTTGTGCGTGAATACACCTTCTCGCTCAACTCTACTCGTTGGCGATATTTAGGTGTGCGTAAATCTTTTGCAACTAGGTTGCGAGGTTTCAGTGAAAGTTTTATAGTGTGTGCCATGGCTCACTTAATGCAGTAAATTGTTTCATTGTGTGTACTATAACACACAATATGTGGATTGTCAAGCACAAAAAAAAGTGTTGTTTTTACGCAACACTTTTCTGAAATACGGCTGAAAATTAACTATTTTGAATTCACACGATGTATCTTATTGGCATCTAATTTATCACAAACAAAATTTATAAAAGTCACTGCTTCATTTTCTTCATTGAAATATCTGACGAAAGTTTGTCCTGTATGCCTAGATGTAAACAACAATAAAATATTCTCATCTCTGTAGATGGAGAATTTTATGATCCAACCGTGTCGAATGGTTGGATCCCAAGTTTTCAATGTCTTACGAATATCCTGTTGAAGAATTTTTCGATAGATAACTGATAGAGGTTCTTTCTGCATACTATTATGTATGAAAAGCGAAACCTCTACTTAACCATGTTATGCCTTTGAAGTTTTAGAATATTTTGACAATGAATCTAAAATTTGGTTAGTCACTTCTTGGTTAGTCTTTACGATTTGATTAACAAAATCGGTTTGTTTGTCGATAAAAGCATTTAGAGGTTTTTGTAATTCTTTATCTGTGATGTAAGTATTGACAAAGTATTTTTTTGCACCTTGAACGGTTTCAATGAATGTATCTACTGCGAACATATTTTTCTCCTAAGACGATTAATTAATGGGCGCCTCACAATTGAGCACCTATATCATTATATAGTAATTCATTGTGCAATGCAACATGAAATCAGCTAATTTTATCTTCGTATTGCAATTTTGCCATGATGTAGTCTTTCACCAATGATGAACGAACAATGTCATCTGCGGTAAACTCAATTCTAGTGAATGCCTTCATGTGCATGGCAATGTCAAAGAATTTAAGAATGCCTGATACATCATTCTTCTTCTTGTTCAAGTCTGTTTGTCGATAGTCACCACACCAAATGATTTTTGAACGATACCCGACTCGTGTCATAACGGTATCAATTTCTTCAAAGGTCATGTTCTGCATCTCATCTACAATAATGATAGCGTCATCGAATGACATACCACGAATGAATGAAGTGCTGATGAACTCTATATGGTGCTGTTCTTCTAGTCTGTCCCATGCATCACGGCGACCGAATAGTGTCTCACAGATTTGTCTGTATGGTTGCTGATAGATTTCCATCTTTTCGTTTACATCACCTGGAAGGTGACCTATCTCACGGCTTTGCACCGCTGAACGAACTACAATGATTTTGGTAAATGGATTTGATTTGTCTAGTACTTCTTCAATTGCTTTATATAATGCACAGAATGTTTTTCCTGTACCTGCAACACCATGTAGTGCTACAAAATAATCACCTCTTCGATATGCATCAAAAAATATCTTTTGATTCTCTGTTAATGGGGTAAATGTTTTTAAGTCATCAATTCTAATTTTTAGTTGGTTAGTTGTTTTGAATTGATTGGTTGTTTTGGCCGCTGTCGATTCATTGTTTGCTGTTGGTTTTCGTGCCATCGATTTTTCCTATTACATGAGATTTGTGAATTTTACAAGTGACCCATGAGTTATAGTAAGACTCACTCAAAAGAGCGGAACGATTGAAGATTTCAAAAGTCTCCATATAACTGCATTCGGACCTTGATTTGCATAGATGTAGAATTTCCCTCCTGTATTTTTCTTTACCATGAACTGCAACCTCTTCAACTAAAACTTTATTAGAACCCCAATAGTCTTCCCATCCAGAGCCGACTCTTGACCTTTTCTTTTTGCCTTTTAGCTGAGTTGTTTTTGCTTTTGTGAAATACTTTCGACCTATATACTTTCGATTATTATCAGTGTTCGTAATCAGGTATACGAACCCATAGAAACCTTCAGTTTGTTCTGATGTAAATAGATTGCCATTATATGTCCACTCATTCGTTATCGTCATCATCTGTTAAAGTATCGTCATCCTCAATAATGTATTCGCCACAAAATGGGCAGTAATGAGGGTCATCCTCAGTTTCTGTCTCAACATATGAAATTTTAAAACTGGAATTGCAGTTTTCGCAAGTGTGTTTTAACTGCATACTTTCTCCTTATAAATATACTTATATCTCTTAATTAAAGGACTCTTCATGGACCTAGTTGAACTTCTCAAGCGTGTGCAAGCAAATACCTTTGCTATGTATCTTAAAACTCATAATTATCATTGGAATGTTGAAGGTATGTTCTTTGCACAATTTCACGACTTCTTTGCTAATTTATACAATGAACTTTTTCTTGCTGTAGATGTAGTCGCTGAATTGATTCGTAGCCAAGATGCATATGCTCCTGGTTCACTTAGTAGATTTGCAGAACTTTCATCTGTCCAAGATGAAAATGTAGTACCACCAGCCCGTGACATGGTTATGAAATTAGTTGCTGATAATGACATTGTGAGAGCATCTTTGTATGATGCATACAATGCGGCTAATGCCGCTAATGAACAAGGTGTGGCTAATGCTTTGCAAGATAGAATCACTGCCCATGATAAGCATGGATGGATGCTTCGCTCATTCTTGAAACAATTGTAATTATCAGTTGCACCACGACTGTTTGGCTTCACCGTAATACTCACGGGCAAACCCATTTTGAATGAGCATTTCTCGAAGTGATTTGCCATCTAAAATAACATCACCCAATACACGACCACCATACTTGTCCCAGTCCATGAGTATGACTTGTCGTTTAGTTGATGCATTAACTTGAGTCTTTGTAAATAATGATGCGGCTTCACCTTTAGAAGCCTCTGAGGGGCATTGTGCCCTGTGACCTTTTTCTGGTGTATCAACACCAAACACTCGTATTGACAATTCCTTTTTAAGGGGTTCTGGCAAAAAGTTTGCTTGAAATGCTACTGTATCGCCATCAATCACACGGGTTATAACCGCATCATATGTAACGCCTGCCTTTTGCTTACCTTGAGCAATTGCTAAAGAAGCAAAGGTGCCCATTAATAAACTGATAATAAAATATGTTGTTAGTTTTTTCATTTTTTTTTTATACTGCAAACGATGATCCACAACCACATTTGTTGGTTGCGTTTGGATTCTCAATTAGAAAATTAGAACCCATTAATTCTGTTTTGAATTTGATTGTTGCTCCTTGTAGGTATTGCATACTCATTGCATCAACCAATACTTGAATTTTTTCATTGATAGGGAATTCAAAATCATCTTCATTCTTTTCCCACTCCCATGTGAAACCATATGAAAAACCAGAACAACCACCACCTTGAACAAAAATTCTCATTCCTTTGATAGATGAGTCATTTTCATCTATGTATAAGTCTGTAATCTTATCTTTGGCGGCTTCGTCTAGTGTTATCATCTTATTTCCAATATTTTGAATAGTCTATGTTGTTCCAATATTTCTCATTGTTTCTGTTCCAGAAGTTTTTTATGAGATACCACACCATACC